ATATCAAACACAGTTTGAGTACACCTGGGACAGAACAGTACTGGAATGAAGTTACCGAACGTAGATTTTTTGTAGAGCCACATCTGCGTGACTTTGCTGGTTTTCACTCATGGCGTGGCAAACGTGTGTTGGAAATAGGATCCGGTATTGGATCAGACGCTGTGGAATTTGCACGGCACGGTGCTGACTATGTGGGCATTGATCTTTCTGCAGAATCTGTGGCCATGAGCCGCCAACGATTTGACCTGTTTGACCTGGCCGGAGAGTTTCATGTGATGGATGCTGCCGATGGTGCAGCAGTGGCCAGTCTGGGACAGTTTGATTTGGTGTACTCGTGTGGTGTATTGCATCACTATCCGGACATGACTGCATGCTTAGACAATATTCATAATGCATTGAAGCCCATGGGTGAATTCCGTATGCTGGTGTATGCAAAGAATTCCTGGAAGTATGCCATGATCCAGAAGGGTCTGGATCAATTTGAAGCACAATCTGATTGCCCATATGCCAAGGCCTACAGCCGAGAAGAAATTTACAATCTGCTAAAAGGACAATTTGAGGTCCTAAGGATTAGACAAGATCATTGTTTCATGTATAATGTACTCAAGTACCGCGCAGGCGAGTACGAATTAGAACCTTGGTTTGCTGCCATGCCCGAAGACATGCGAGCGGCGGTCAAAGAATACTTGGGATGGCACTTGTTGATTAAAGCACGGAAAATATGAGCAAACTAAAAATAGCAGAGCTGTTTTACAGCATACAAGGCGAAGGACGCTACATGGGGGTGCCCAGCGTGTTCTTGAGAACTTTTGGCTGTAATTTTTCTTGCAAGGGCTTTGGAATGCCGCAGGGCAAACAAAGTCAAGAGGTTGAAGCAATTGCTGCACGTATCACAGAATTTAAAGATTATACTGAACTTCCACTTGTCAGCACAGGCTGTGATAGCTACGCCAGCTGGGATCCTAGATTCAAAGATCTAAGCCCCATGCTTGAAAGCAATGCTATTGTAAATCGCATTATGGAAATACTTCCGCAAAAGCGTTGGGAAGATGAGCATCTGGTTATCACAGGTGGTGAGCCCTTGTTGGGATGGCAACGTGCTTATCCAGACTTGCTGTCACATGCTAGCATGGGTAAACTCAAAGAGATCACATTTGAGACCAATGGCACTCAAAAGCTAACTCCAGAATTCAAAGAATATTTAACAGACTGGAACGATTGGGATAGAGAACTTACTTTTTCAGTAAGTGCCAAACTCAGCTGCTCTGGTGAATCAAGACATGAAGCTATTCAGCCAGAGATTGTGTGCGAGTACCAAGAAGTTGGCAACACATATCTCAAACTGGTAATTGCCACAGAGCAAGATGCCGAAGAAGCCCTGGAAACAGTCGACATCTATCGTGCAGCCGGATTTACAGGACATGTTTATCTAATGCCCATTGGTGGTGTGGAAAGTGTGTATGCTTTGAACAACCGTGCTGTGGCAAACTTTGCCATGAAGAACGGATTGCGTTATAGTGATCGGCTGCAGGTACCCTTGTTCAAGAACGAATGGGGCACTTGAAAGAGTGACTGACAAACCAAATATACTAAAAGGTCGCGAAAGCTACGATAGTACTAGTACCGGAGCAATCATTCCATTCCTTAACAGGAATGTTACTCCTTATGCTACTGAAGCTGGAGGTCCTAAATTTGATCTAGTTCCAGTTACTGAACAAAAAGATCTAATGATCAATCATGCCAGGATGTATGCCCAGCAAGAATATGATCGTATAATGACCCTGGTTCGTGTGCTGGAAGAACAGGCACAGCAGATCAAACGCAGACTGGAAATAACAGATGCGGTGCATGCAGCAGAGTTTCAGTTCAAATTGGTCATGGGCAAGAGTTACTGGCTGGTGTGGGAAAAAAGATTAGAGAAAATGTTGTTGGTACCCAATGGTCCAACAAATTGGAGCACTGGTGTTCCGGAAGATTACGAGTATGTGGCACAGGTAAAGTACATGGGTGATCATACTTGGATGGAAATAAAAGAGGATTGATATGGGACTGTTTGATAAATTTTTCAAGCCAAAAAAGGCAGCTGAGGCACCGGTGGCACCCGCTCCGCCCAAAGCCAAGGCACCGGTCAAGGGTGCCAAACAACTGGCAACCGAAAGCAATGAGCCATATGTGAACATCTTGAGCCTGGACGTGGATCTTGACAATCTGCATCAGGGTGCATTCGAACTGGACTGGAACGAAATCTTTGTGGCACGACTGGTCAAAGCCGGCTACATGATCAAGAAGGACGATACCGACGCTGAGATTGTGGATCGTTGGTTCCAGAATGTGTGTAGACATGTTGTGATGGAAACCTGGGAACAGGAAGAAGCCATAAACAAATCAGGCGTGTGGGTACGCAGTACCAGTATTGGTGACGGCCGCTCTGAAGTATCGTGATTCTCTACGTCAACGGTGACAGCCATGCTGCTGCCGCTGAAGCAGCAGTCCCACATGCCTGGGCACAGGATGACGGCATGTACTGGGGACTAGGGCAGCAGCCGCACCCTGACAACGAACGTGCGAGCTTTGGATGCGAATTGGCCAACTGGTTACGGGCAATACTGTACCTTGATGCACAAGCAGGTGGATCCAACTCACGCATTATCAGAACCACCCGAGACTGGATCAAACAAAACAAACAAGACGTATCAGACCTGTTTGTGTTGATTCAATGGAGCACCTGGGAACGACAAGAATGGTGGCATGACCGCACATGGTGGCAGGTCAACGCCAGCGGTATAGATCAAGTGCCCGAGCAATTACAAGATCGATATCGGCAGTTTGTGACTGACATAGACTGGACCAAGTGCAGTGAACAAGCACACGAAGACATTTGGCAATTTCATTGTGAACTTGAACAGCAGGGTGTGCGGCACTTGATGTTCAACGGTAACAGTCATTTTGGCAATATCACACAACAGCAGGACTGGAAAGCCACTTACATGAGCCCATACAGTGCTGATCAAACCTATGACTCGGTACTCAGACGTCGAGGATTCTGCACAGTAAATGTAGATAGTTGGCATTTTGGGCAAGATGCCCATTGCTTTTGGGCGGAACATGTGTTACAATACATTATAGATAACCAACTACTGGGCCCTGATGAAATACCTTCTTATTGACACAAGCAACATGTTCTTTCGAGCACGGCATCAGGCACATCGTGCTGCGGACTCCTGGACCAAGCTGGGCTTTGCACTATACTTGACCTTGATGAGTGCCAACAAGGTTGTGCGGCGTTTTCAAGCAGATCATGTGATTTTCTGCTTAGAAGGACGTAGCTGGCGCAAGGATCACTACAAGCCCTACAAAGCCAATCGTGCTGTGGCCCGTGCTGCCATGAATGATGAACAGGCTGAAGAAGACAAGCTGTTCTGGGAAACCTATGATGAGCTGACCAAATATCTCAGCAACCGGACCAATTGCAGTGTGATCCGTGAGCCACAGGCCGAAGCGGATGACATCATTGCACGATGGATAGCCCTACACCCCCAAGACGAACACATAGTTGTCAGCTCTGACACAGATTTTGTGCAGTTGATCGCACCCAATGTCAAACAGTACAACGGTATCACTGATGAGCTGATTACCTTGGACGGCATATTTGATGTCAAGGGTCAACTGATCAAGGACAAAAAGACCAAGCTGCCCAAGACTGTGCCCGATCCTGCCTGGTTGTTGTTTGAAAAGTGCATGCGTGGTGACACCAGTGACAATGTGTTCTCAGCATATCCCGGTGTGCGCACCAAGGGCACCAAGAACAAGACTGGCCTGGAAGAAGCGTTTGGCGACATGGGCAAGAAAGGCTATGCCTGGAACAATCTCATGCTGCAACGTTGGACTGACCACAATGGTGCTGAACATCGTGTGCTGGATGATTATGAACGCAACCGTGCCTTGATTGATCTCACAGCACAGCCACAAGAGATCAAGGATCTGGTGGATGCTGCCATACGTGCTCAAGTGAGTCACAAGGACGTGGGTCAAGTGGGCAGTCACTTTTTGAGATTCTGTGGCAAGTATGAATTGGTCAAATGCAGCGACTCAGCAGACAGCTTTGGACGCTGGTTGAATGAAACCTATAAAGGAGTATTGAATGAACATAGTAGCTAAACCCATAGTCAAAGATCAGTTTTGGATTTTGAAACAGGACGATCGCAAGGTCGGCAACATTGAAGCCACTGATGATGGCTTTGCAGTCAAGATCAACAACAAGATTACGCCATTCAAGACCATGGCCATGATCCGTAAACAAGGCAATATTGAATTTGCTGCGGTAGGAAATCGACCGTCAAAGGAACCTGCCAGTTATCAGGTGCAGGGTTATCCATCTGGTTCACGAGTGTACAATCCCATCTGGGATGTGCAACACAAGTTGCCCCTGTACACCAAGAATAAAAAATCCAGATCCTGGTATGCAGCTGGCTGGTATCAGGTCAAGCAACGCAGAACATGGACTATTGAGCAGAGTCCCAAACTTATTACCTTGCAGCGTTATCAATACCAAGGTCCATTTTACACCAAAGAAGAAGCCAATGTCAAACCCCTTCCGTGATCAAGAAAAATTCATGCGAGCCTGCGACCAAACAGTTGGTGGCAAGTTTGATGAAGATCAATTTAATTTGTATGTTACATTGATTGAAGAAGAAGCTAATGAACTTGCCGATGCAATTACAGCTCATGATCAATTAGAAACTCTCGATGCCTTGATTGATATCCTGGTGGTCACAATTGGTGCTATTCACTCCATGGGTGCTGACGGCGAAGGT